GTTTACCAGTAGGATAAGTATAAGATTTTTCAGTAGTACCTGGTATATTTTGAAGCATACCAGCACTATTAGTCTCAGAGGATTGATTTCTAAAATTTAAAGCGTTTCTATAATCGCCCTCTTTTAAAAATCTCTCATCTTTATCTTGGTCTAAGCCACCTACAAAGTTTTTCTTCTCATTTATATTTGCCATTCAATTATAGTTTAGGAGCTTGTTTAAACGCTTTTCTAGTAGTTTGTAAAGCCTCGTACTTATTAAATGTATTCATTCTAGCTCTAGCTAATCTTTTTTGATTGTAAAATTCCTTTCTAGCAAACATCTTTTCGTTTGCATTTATACCTCTTTTTCTTTGTATTGACTTCCAGTATATAAATGAAGCTAGTGCTTCTTGAGCAAAAGTGTGTACTTTTATGTCATCTCCAGTTACACCTTGAGAGCCATCTGATATGTATTCTAAAATAATTCTTTCTAGCTGACCTGTAACAGAAGAAAACTCTATTGTGTTGTCATCTAAATTTTCTCTATAATATCCATTGGCATTGTTACCTCCACCAAAACCATATCTACCATATACACCCTCGTCTACATTGTCAAAGAAGTTACTATCAGACTCTGGGCTTGGAGGAGTAGCACCATCAACTAAGTTTAGTTTTTCTCTTCTACCTAGGTAGTGTAAGTCACCATCAGACCCTAGTACAGCTATATTAATAAATTTAACGTAATCTGTCGGAAGGGTAATAGTATTAGTAGCTGAATCAACAGTAAGCTCAACAGCCTTAATCATTCTTACAACATCAAAGTTTAATTCTTTTAAACCTCTTAGTCCTATGTTATAATATCTTAAAAACTCTGCTTGAGTGTTTTTACCTTCATCTACTAGTAATTCATTTACTACCTCTTCTAAAGTTACAAATTGTGCCATATTATCCTATGTTGTTGTTTTTAAAGTCTTCTTCTGCCGCCTTTAATAAGTTAATTGTTTCAACTAGATTCTTTACTATTATAGACTCCATGTCAGCTGGTATAGGATATGTAGCTGTATCAGCTAAAGTACTAGAAACAGCTATATAAGCCACGCTTACCGTAGCGGTAGCATCTTGATATAAGTATAAATCATTTCCTTGAATATACCAAAACTTTTTAGCAGAGCTAACTACTGTGTCGTGATATAAAGGATTAGTGTTTGCAGTAAAGCTGCCTCCACCGTAAGGCATTCTAATATATTCATATGAACTAGAAAAAACTCTAACTATACCCATATCATTTGGTAAAGTTATTGGTTGACTAGGTAGTTCTACTCTATTACTAGAAACAGATAGTCCAGTATCTAGTGTAATAAAGTCACCTGTAATTTCTAACTCAGCCTTGTTAGTTGTTGTGCTTTTAGTGTAAAATCTATCTTCTATTAACTGTCTTATAAGAGAGTCTCTTTCCTGGTCAATTAGGGCCATAACCTCTCTTTTAGATATTCTAGAGTCATCCGAAACATTACCACCGTCTAGTATTCTTACTATCTGCTCAGCTAATTTTGTTCTTGTTGTTGCCATTTAATTATTCTTTAGAAGATTCATCAAAGCTTGAGCCAAACGAAGTTACATCAGCTTCTCTCAAACTAACTCCTACATACTCCAATATTTTATGAAGTATATCTTTATGAGTGCTTGTAGGTAAAGTTAACTCTTGAGCGTCTGAAGCTGAAGCGTTGTATACAGCTACTCCATTAACTACAGTAGATGTCCATGTAGGAGCTAAAGGTTCTTTTATATATGTAATAATACAAGTTCCAGAAGTAGCTTCAGTTGAACTAGCAAATATTTCAAAGCCATCATCAATCATAACAGCTACTGGATACGCTGCTGTAGGAGCAACTAACTCACTACTTAATCTATTTTGTAATTTTTCATGACCTAACAACTCTACAGTGCTACCACCAAAAGTCATAGAAATAAAATGCAAAAATCTAGTAGGAAAACCAAAAGCACCATTATTAGCAGCGTTATATGTGATAGTTGCTTTTTCTACCACAGGTGCTAAATCATCTAGATTCTTATGTGTATTCTCCGACTTAAACTTCTCTTCTATAATATCTAACTGAGCCCTTGTTGCAGCTAAGTTAAACTCAGATGGCTTTATAAAACCTCTCTGGTCTTTGTTTGCTAGAAATTGAACAAATCTATATAACTCGTCTATTGTCATTTTTAATAATAAATTTCATAGCAAATATAGCAAAAAAAAAGAGAGATATCAACGACACCTCTCCTTAATAAATATATATAGTATTTTAGTTGTATCTAGCTAGCTGAGCTTTTATCTGTGCTACGATAGGTTCACCATCGACAGTTAGACATAATTCAGCTAAATGGTCTAGAGGTTTTATCCCCATAGGAACATTTGTAACCAATGTTCTTTTACCACCAACATCCCACATAATTCTGTTGTTTTCAAATACAAAAACTTTGTATTCTTTTGCTTTTAATATTAGACTTTTCATATCTGTTAAAGGACTGTCTAATCCAGCTATAAAACCAGCAGGGTCTTTTTCAGCTAATATCTTCATGTCATAACGAATCTCATCTGTAGATTTGTTAATATTGACTCCTAATACTTTAGCATATCCTACTAATTTGTCAACAGAAATAGTTAAAGCAGTTGTTACAGCGTTTAACATATCTCTACTTTTCTGTAAGTTTTCTTTAGCTTTCTTTTCAGAATTTTCTAAACAAAAAGAAGGTACAGAGCTTTTTAATCTATTAGGATTGTCTCTATTAGCATTACACATATCTAAAAACTTTTTTAAGTTAGGATTAGTGTGTTCAACAATGTGATATCCATTATTAAATGTAATAGGAGCTTTAGCTACAACATCATCATTTTGCTCGTCTACAAATATAGATTTTTGACCTCTCACATATCTAATAGCTCTTTGAGTACCAGTTTGTTCGTCAAAAACTACATCTTCAGATTTTAACATATAAACGATAGGATACCTATCGACTCCGCCTTTATCTTTATAACTTTTTACTAATTTGTAAATAGAAGGTTTTCTACTTACATTCTTACCGAAGGTTGGTAATGGATTAGAGACTTTAGGAGCCTCTACTGTTTGCGTTGTTTCTTCAACTGGAGCACTTGCAACAGGAGTAACAACATTTGATTTTTCGACTTTTTTTCTTGCCATTTTATTAAATATTAAATTAAATTAAAAAAAAAGGAGAGGAGGGATTACCTCCCCTCCCTTGTTGATTATACTGTCTGTATATCATTTCAAGACAGTTTGCAATTATTACGATGCGTCAACTATTGCGATAGAAGCACAAGCTGTAATGTGCTCACTACAGAAAACTGAATTTTCACTGTCCGCAATATTGATAAATCCAAAGTTACCACCACTTGCTCTGTTGATAACTTCAACAATATCCGACATAGCTTCTTTGTGTTTACCAGTAGCAATAGTAAGTACAGCGTGAGCTGCATCTATACCTGAGTCAGCGTCATTTTCTTGACTAGATTCAAAATAAATTCTCATCTGTGTTGCTGTTGTCATCTCCATGTGAGATAATTGGTCAGCAGGAAAACAAACTACTTCTTCAGTTGCTGCGGTTGCATCAGCAGCTGCACTTGCAAAATATAACATATTTTTCATATTATATAAAGTTTATAAGGTTAATAATTAAGATTTCTTGATTAACATGTAACGGTTAGCCGCAAATCCTTCAAAACCTCTTTCACAACGATAGTGTGACTTTAATACATCTTCTGTATTAGTTTTGTTTTGTAGAACAGCAGAACCTGTTAACCAGTGTTCCATATCTCTTGAATAACCATTAGCAGCTTTATAACGGATTCTTAATGAAGGAATCATTTCACCGCTACGAGCATCTTTTTGAGTATCCATAGGAATAACCATACCATAACCATTGTACTTCTGACCTGTAGCACCTAGTAATTTAGGGTGATTAAATAAGTCATAAGTTTTCTTGTGGAAAGTATAACCACCTCTTGTGAAAGAGTTGAAACCTAAGTTTAGAGCCATATCCTTATCATTTTGGAAAGTACCATAGTTAGCACCACCAGCAGCCACAACACTTTGAGCAGCTAATAAGTCATCAATATCTAAAGATAAGTTAATACCAGCGTAAAGAGCATTTTCTTTAGCACCTCTAAATTTATCTAAAGACTTAACGATAGCGTCAAAATCAGCCATTGTAATAGCAGAAGAGCCTAAATCCATAGACTGACCTTTATTTTCAATGAATGATAATAATCCTTCAGACTGTCTTAAAGTGCTGTTAGAATAAGATGTTCCATCAAAAGTAGAACTTGTGCCTGTTAAGTTAGTGTTACTAATAGTATTACCAAGAATCATTTGAATCTCAGCATAATCTTGGAATCTCTTGAAAGTATCAGCTTCACCTTTTAGGTACCATAAGTAACCAGAACCCATCTCTTCGTTATCTACTTTTACATAGATTACGTTAGTAGCTTCTGAACCAGTAACCTCAAAAGATTCTTTTAAAATCTGAACTTTGTTAGAGTATTCATGGATACGAGGAGTTAATCCTTCTGGTTGTGCAGACCCTTCTGGGAAAGCATTACCAATAATAACTGCATTTACATCTACTCCTGTACTGAAAGCTGAAACAAAACCACTAGAAGTTAATGGATATATTACAGCCGCAGTTTGCGAGCTTTTAGCTTGAACATAACACTGAGTGTTGTCTTCTAGTAAAAGAATATCTCCTACTCGTAAAGAAGACTTAGAGTCATGTAAAGAACTTGATTGAACAGTTATTGCTTCCGATGCAGTACCTGCTGCTGATACAGATGTATCAAATCGGAATATAACATCATTGTGTAAGAAAGCTTCTTCGTAGTGTTCAAAAGTAGTTTGAGTAGTAGGAGCTTTTGCACCCATTAACTCTAGAAGACCAGTAATACCTTGGTCTCCATATCTTTTTACTAACTCTTCAGAAACGTCTC